GAGGATAGAAGTCATTTCATTGGAATAATATCTTGTCAATTTTCAGCAAACGCCTAGTATAATAGAATAGCAATCTAATAAATTTATGGAAGCGATTGAACTGCTCAAGAACAAATTTGGTGTTCAACAAAAATATTTGTATGAATTGAAAGAGGGAGATGCAACAATTCTAAAAATTTACTGGAATCCATTGACGATTGCAGAAAGAGAAGCGATTGTTGCAAAATCTGGAGATTCAGGAACTAATGATGATTTTGCTTTGAATCTTATGATTACAAAAGCATTAGATAAAGATGGCAAAAGGTTATTTCAAGATGGTCACAAAGCAGCTTTACGAAGAGAAGTAAACGCAGGAATTTTGCAGGACATCCAACTTGCAATGATAAATTCTGGTTCTGAATATAAGTTGGAGGAAGCGAAAGCAGATTTAAAAAGCTAAAAACGATTGGTTTTTTATGTTTTTCTTAGCTTCAGAGCTAGGAATGACAATTCAAGAGCTTACAAATAAATTAACGCATGAAGAATATATAAATTGGCTTGCTTACTATGAGTTAAAGAAAGAATATGAAGATAAAGCCTATGAAGATGCAAAGAAAAAAGCACAAGCAAGAAAACGCTAAAAGCGGTACACTAAAATAAAGTTTTGTTTTTACTGTGGCCGATTACGGTGTAAATATAAATTTAAGAATAAAAGGACAGTCTGGTCTTGATAGATTAAATACGAAAGTAAAACAATTAACAAAAAGCGTAGATGATATTCGTCAGATAGATATAATGAATCCCCGTAATACGGGAGGTGCAGGAGGAGCAGGTGCTCGTAATGATTTGAAGAAATATAGGCAAGATATGGATGATATTGTCAAAGCAGTTAATAAAGCTCAAGGAGCATTTGGTAAAACAGCTAATGCTCAGTTTGCAGTATCAGATGCCTTAGAAGAATATACAAATAATTTAGAAATTGGAACTCAAAGACATAAAGAAGCATTAATAGCAACAAATAAACAAAACACAGCATTAGGTCGAGAAACAATTTCGATTAATAGGAATACAGATGCACAAATTAAAAACAATAAAGCACAAGCTCAAGGAAATAAACTTGATAAATTTAATAACAGAAGTAATAAAGCAGCATTAACAAGTGGAGCTATTTCTGGAGCGTTTCCATTGTTATTTGGACAAGGGCCGATTGGAGGTGCATTTGGATTTGCTGGTGGCTTTGCAGGAACTAAGATCGGTGGTTAGATGGGAGGTTTTGCAGGAGGTCTTGTCGCTACTGCTGTCCTTCAGCAACTAACCACTTTAGCTGCAAATATAAATGAATTAGGAAAAGCATTTGACGACATAAATCCGAATATAGATAAACTTACAGTTTCATTAGGATTAGCTGGAACAGCAGAAGCAGAAAGATTGAAATTTATAGAACGGACTCAAGGTGCTCACGTTGCTTTAGCTATGGCTACCGAAAAAATGAATAAAATTGTAGGAGATGATGGAGTTAGAAGTTTGAGAGAGTTTGCAGAAGGAAGTCAATTATTAGGAAATTCATTTAAAAAAGCAATGTTGCAAATTCAAGTTGCTGCTGCTGACCTTTTCAATGCTTTACGAAAATTTCTTCCAGGACAAAAAGAAGCACAAGCAACTAGAACAAGTGAATTAGCAAAACTTGGAGGAGCAGGACAAGATCCATTTTTACAGGCTCTTATTGCTGAACAGAGAAAGATTGAAGAAGAATTAAAAGTAATTAATCTACAGGATCTTGATAAAAAAATAAAGCAAGACGCTCTTGGCCCATTTAGTTTTGGAAGTGGTGGATTATTCCCTTCTCAAATAAAAGAAACGGCTGAACAACAGATTAAGGAACAAGAAAATAAAGTTAATTTGCAACAAAGATTAGATAGTTTAAGCAAAGAAGTTGATTTAAGAACGGAAAATTTTGCACAAATAGGGAAAGGTGTTGAACTAGATCAAAGAAGGCAAATGATTCTTGATGAAGGATTAAAAAGTATTACAGATCAGAATACGTTTTTACAGAATCAGCTTGAGTTAGGAAGGCAAGGTGCAGAGATTGAAAAATTAAAAGGAGATTTAGCAAAGAAAATGAAAATAAAACTAAGCGAATTAAATCCGATACAAGTTCAGCAAATTGAAAATACAGTAAAACTTAGAGATGAATTGACAAAATTAAATGATTTATATGCAGGAATAGCTTCGACAATAGAAACAGGTCTTGTTGATGCAATAGAAGGTGCAATAAATGGCACTAAAACTCTTGGAGATGTTGCTCGTAGTGTATTTTCAGAAATACAAAGATCTCTTATCAGATTTGGTGTAAATGCTTTTCTTGGTGGACTTCCTGGGATTGGTGGATTTTTTAGAGCAGAAGGTGGGCCAGTTAGCAGAGGTAGAAGTTATATAGTTGGAGAACGTGGCCCTGAGATGTTTACACCTGGTTCTAGTGGACATATAACACCAAACCATGAATTAGGTGGAGGCTCTACAAATATTGTTGTTAATGTAGATGCTTCTGGTTCTAATGTAGAAGGAGATGAAGGAGAAGGGCAAGCGTTAGGACTAGCATTATCAGCAGCGATAGAATCAGAATTAATTAAGCAGAAAAGACCTGGAGGTTTACTTGCATAATGGCTACTTTTCCATCAATCACACCAACATACGGACAACAAAAAAGATCCGCACCAAATACTAGAACAGTTCGTTTTGCTGATGGCTACGAACACAGAATATTATTTGGACTAGCTGCTCATCAAAATCCAAAAGTTTTTAACTTTACTTTCAACGTATCTGAAACAGACGCAGATACGATAGAAGGATTTTTAGACAGTAGAGCAAATGATAGTGCCAGCTTTACTTTTACTCCACCAGGAGAAGGGTTCACAAAGACAGGAACTTATTCTCAATCAGGTACTACAGTAACAATTACGATTTCAAGTCATGGTTTAGCTGTAGGGGATGAACTTACTATTGATTACACTTCTGGATCGGCAACTGATGGTACGTTTCTTGTTGCTTCGGTTACTGATTCAAATGTCTTTACTGTTACTGCTGCTGCTAGTGCAACTAATAGTGGTAATGTTTCGATTACTTTATCGGGTGCTGGACAATATGTTTGCGAAAGTTGGTCAAAATCTATACCATATAACAATAGAGCTACGATCCAAACAACATTTAGAGAGGTGTTTGAACCATGAGCAGTTCTGCTATTGTCAGTAATCTTCAAAATACAAATCCATCAGCAATAATTGAACTATTTGTACTTACTTTGAAAGAAGGGCTAAATTATGCCACAGGAAATCCAGATCTTGTTACTACTGTATATAGATTTCATGCTGGTTCTTCTTTAAAAGATAATGAAGAGATAGTTTGGGCTGGTAATAGTTATCAAAGATTTCCTATAAAAGCTGAAGGTTTTGCTTTTCAGAAAGGAATGTTACCTCGACCAACTCTTACAGTATCAAACGCATTAGGAACAATTACATCTATTTTATTATCGGTAAATGAAGCAAGTGTTGGTAATGATTTAACAGGTGCAACTGTGACTCGTATTAGAACTCTTGCAAGATTTATTGATGCTGTTAATTTTCCTGGGGATATAAATCCTTATGGCACACCAGACGATCAGGCAGAGTTTCCGCAAGAGATTTACAAAATAGATAGAAAATCAGCAGAAAATAGAGAGGTGGTTCAATTTGAATTGGCTTCTGTCTTTGACCTTGCTGGTATTCGTGCAGGTAGACAATGTACTAGGGCAGAATTTCCTTCTATTGGTACAGCTGTAGGATGAATTGGAAAGAAGCTGCACTTAATCACGCTGAGACAGAAGATCCAAAAGAATCTGTTGGACTTTTGCTAAATGTAAGAGGTAAAGAAAGATACTATCCTTGTCGTAATCTTTCAATGACAGCACATCAGTGTTTTATTCTTGATCCAGAAGATTATGTAAAAGCTACAAATATAGGAGAGGTTACTGCTGTTGTTCATAGTCATCCAACAACACCTCCAGAAGCTAGTCAGGCAGATAAAGTAGCGTGTGAACAAAGTGGACTTCCGTGGCATATTATTAATCCTAAAACAAAGAAATGGGGATATTACGAACCACAAGGTTATGAAGCACCTTTATTGGGTCGGCAATGGGTATGGGGTATTACAGACTGCTGGAGTTTAGTAAGAGATTATTACAAACAAGAAAAGGGTATAACTCTAAAAGATTATGAAAGAACGATAACACCAGAAGAATTTATGAAAAATCCTTTATTTGAAAATTATGCTTGGCGAACAGGTTTTAGAGAACTTAGACCAGATGAGAAATTAAAATCTGGAGATGTTTTATTGATGAGTATTTTAGATTCAACTTTAAATCATGTAGCTATTTTTCTTGGAGATGAAGTATTACATCATTTAACCGATAGACTATCTTGTAGAGAACCATATTCTCCGT